GATTTCTTTTAAACTTTTAGAGTTTTCGGTACTTTCGGTCAATTTCTCTTCCAATGAATCACGATATTCCTCTTCCAAGTATTCTACTCGTTTTCTATACTCTTCTTCACTCTGCATTAGTTTGTTTAAAAACACCCAACACAAATAACCCAATCCTAAAACGGCAAAACCCAATACTCCATATTGAGTTAATACTTCAAACGGACCAAAAGACATTATTTCTTACGTTTCTTTGTATTATTTAATTCTTCTTTTAGTCTGTCTTTTTCAGCCCACTGGCGTTTTAAAAACATCCAAGCTACATACCCAAGCGCAAGTACAGCTAATCCTAACGGACCGTAATCACCCAATTGATTAAATACACCAAAATCAGGTACGGCCGGTTGTACTGAAGTTGTATCCATCGTACTCCTTTATAAAATATATGCAGCCACAATATGTGACCGCTTCTGACTATTCTAATATAATAATTTACTCTTTCGAGTTACCATTGTCGGTAGCATATTTAACACCCATAATAGTACCAACTATTGAAAATGCATTTGTCAAAAGAATACCAAACATATTGCTCCATGTAGAACCTATGATTTGCGTATCTTGACCAGCCATCATTGCTATAGCGTACATTACCGATGTAATTACACCCACCCCAATTATCACAAATAAAGCAACCCTAACAATCGTACCTATTAATTCAAATTGAGTTCGTTTTTGCATTATATCAAGGTCATCGAGTGCTTTGTCTTTAGCTTGTTCAGCTTGACTTCTTAACATTTCAGACTCATCTAATGCAACTCTCAACTCTTCCATCAATTTGGATGTGTTAGCCGCTGCTACTTCTAATTCTTTATTTTGTTGTTGTACTTGTTTTGTTACTTCGAGTCTCTTTTTACGAGAAGAAACATCTCTAACAATACAATCTTTTAGATAGGTTTCAAACTCAACATCACCGGCTTCGGCTTGTAGAATCTTTAATATATTACCCTCAAGATATATTTTCTTTTTGGATAATTCTAATAACCCATCTCTCGTAACTTTTCCAACAACCATTTTTATTTATATATTTTAAACGGGGCTGTTTTATTTCGATACCCCTCATAGTCTTTTTTAAACTCAATTAAACGTGGTTCAATGTCATCTGATTTTATAATCCAAAACTGAGCACCAACTTTTTTTGCCTTTTCGATTTCTTAAATATCCTCTGATGATGATATGATACCAATCACACACCCATTACCATATTCATAGTTTATTTTACGAATCATCTCAATACCATCAAAAGATGACCCGATGATGTTCAAATCAACAAACACACATTCAGGTCTTTCATGATTCACGTCATCAGGAAACCACTCCTTGAATTTTTTATCAGCTTCATCAGATGAATCTAACGCTTCCATTGAAAGCGCTATATCAAGCAATGAACAAGCATCCTCGAATACGAGATGAAATAAATTTTCGTCATCAATTAACATTAAAGATTGAATCATACCCTTACCATTAGTTTTGTTCCACAATCAGTCTTATAAGCTCTTATTTTAAAGCCGTGTTCTTTTAATATTTCAGTACATATATTCAACCCCAATCCAGTTCCACTTTCTACCTGACCTTCTTTTCTCTGATAAGGTTGTGATAATATGTCAAACTCGTCTTGGGTCATACCTCTACCATTGTCCTCTATAACTATGTAGGACTTACCATCTTCAGTTGATTCTTTGTATATTTTTACCCACTTTGTTGGTGAATCATTATACTTCAATCCATTTCTAATCAGATTATCAATAGCAGTACAAAATAAAGCTTCATTTACATCTATGGTTGGTAAATTACTATCAAGTATAACTTGGTTTTTATAAGCGGTAAGTCTTAAATAATCTTCTAATATATCTTTAATATCACAAGTGGTTTTTGTTAGTTGTGAATTTTGTTTTACAAGATTTGTAAACTCATATACCCCAGCATATACCTTTTGAGCATGATGTAACCCATCTTCTACTAATTGTAGTGGAGCCCCAATTCCAAGTTCTTTGATTTTGTCTTCATCAAGTCTACGTCTTAAAGACTTAACACCACGAGGTAAGTAAGTGTTAATACCACTATGCATATCGTGTCTGATTATCTTTGCGGCGTGTTCAAGATATATATTTTTCTTTTTAAGGTCATTTGATGTAGTTTGTTTATTTCGTAAGAATTCCATAACCACCATGAAAAAGGGTGGCATAAACGCAATTACACATGAGTATCCAAATACGGCTAGTTCATATGAATTTTTACAAATTCCAAAAACAATACATGATTGTACAGCGAAGAACGTAAAAGTGCTACTCGTGACCTAACTGATATTCCTTCAAGAGCCGACACGTCATAGCTCCGACTTTTTGAATCCTATTTTTTCAAAAATCCACTTTGATGGACATACCTTGGTCCAAACTCCAGCTTGTAGCATTATCACTACAAATAAAACAACATACCAATTGCTCAACAAAATTGATGTCAACAATACAAGTGACATTAACAAGTATACGGCTCTAACCGATGTCCAATGTTTCATAGGGCTCCAATTGTAGCAAAAAATGCTACCTTTAATCGAATCCAAAACCGTGTCTTCCAAGGTAGTGCTTTGAATTCGGGTGTATTAAATGATTCTTCTATCATAAGAATAAATATTAAGCTATCTCTAAAAAGTCAAGTGGTATATCCCATTCGATTCCAAATGGGTCTTCTATCCTACCTTCTTGCTTTTGTTCGTTTACTGATATGAGAGTCACCTTTTCTCCCACTATCAGACTTCCCCGATGATTCGAGTATGTCTTCTTTAACTTTATTTTTCTTTTTGGGTTTAAATTTTTCATAACCAGCGTGTTGAATTTCACTAAAATCGAATTGATTAACATTAAGTTTAGCCATGTCGGATTACTTTCAGCTTTTTAATAACGTCCAAGAATTCTTCTACGGAATAAGATTTGTTTTTTTCATCTTTTATAACCACCGCTTCAAGGGTGTCTGGATATTTCTCTACCAATCGGATTAATATTTCAAAACCATGTTCGGCCCAAAAATTCTTAAACGATACTTCTCCTAATATGTTGGTTGAGTAATCAACATCTTTCTCGGTATCATCTGGTAGTAATATAAAATATCTCATAGTTTTATAAGGCCATCTTCATAGTGTTTTACACGATTAACCTTTACATTAAATATGTCAAATTCGTACTCACCGATTTCAAAGTTGTTAAAATCGAAGATTTCTGACATATTTTGGATGAATTGAAATGACTGATTTGTCATTCGTTTAACATCAAATTGTACAATAACGTCTGAATTCTCATTCACATTTATACGTTTTGATAAGTCGAATTTAGTATTTGATTGTTCATTTTTAATATACTCAGCAATCACTTCTTGTGGTAAATCGGTATTGATTACATCACACCACGGTTCTAACATCTCTAAAAATTTCATGTCACAATTTGTGATGTCAAACTGAATATTGTATTTATGTGGAATTAACGGTTTCATGTACACATCATGTTTTACAAAATGTCCCCACTTACGAATGAAATTTCTACCATTCTTGGTCGTGGTGTGAATCCATTCTTCGGAGTTTACACCAGCAGACCCACCAGCGTGTTTGTTAAATCTACTACCACGGGATGTAAAGTGATACACGAGAGCATCCCAACTCTGAATCAGCTGATATCCATTAAGTAGAAACCTATTGAATAAGTCGGAGTCTTCCTTTGATTGTGGAGCAAATAGTTCATCATGACCACCGATTGATAGAAAATCCTCACGATACATACACCATGGTGCAAATATACCTTCAGTAGTTTTATCTTTGTTTTGATTCTCAAGTTGTAACAAGTTTATTACGTTCATGTCATAATCATACTCATCAACCTCATTACCCCAAGCTAATGTAATCTTTTCAACACCCGGTGGATGTAATGGTGGCTCAACCCGTGTAGCTGTTTTAGGTGTTTGATAATATTCTTATCTAAATTTGGAGATGCTACCATATCAGCATGAAATGCCATAATAATTGGAGTTCTTGCCATTTGAATACCTTTATCAAACATACCAACAATTCCAATACGTTCAGGTCCATTATTTCTATATGTAATCAGTTTGTCATCATTTAAAGAACTAATCCACTCCGATGTACCATCGGTTGAAGCGTCATCTAATACCAAAACCTCGTGATTACCACCCAGGTCTTTGATTGATTTATATGATAATTTTAAAAACTCAAGATTATTTC